ACATTTGGCCGCAGCTGGGAACTCAGCGACCAACCCCTAAAACCGACAGAAAAGCGCGAAGGCGACTGGCGTGACTCGAATATGCCCACATCAAGAATCCCTCCCAACGTCGCCGCGCTAAAGCTCCCGCTAAACAGCCCGCTGTATATCGGCAACACCGTCGAGTACGCCGGCTTTGCGGTCAACAACCCCAACGCCACCCGTCAGGGCAAGACCTACGAAGAGCACGGGCAGATATTCAAACTCACCGCCAAAGCACGCAACCCCGACTGGTTCAACGTCTACACCGCTCACAACGAAAACGCCGAGATCCTTAAAGATTTGAGCAAGGCGTTCGTGGGTAGAGGCTTCAAGATGAGCGCTGTATAGTGTAATAGTCAAGTCTAATTTTTATGGCTGGTACAAGAGCAATCGACAAGCTGCGGAAGGCGTTTAGCGTCGAAGCCCGCAACAGCTACACGATCAAAGACGGCGACGAAGTTGTACTGAAGGTTTTCTGGCGCCCTCTGACGATCGCCGACCGTGACCGCATCAACGATGTGATCAAAACCCTGAATAAGGGCGACGACGAGAACAGCTTGGAGTTTGCGCTCCAGACCATCATCCAAAAAGCTGAGGATGAGGGTGGCGCCAAGCTGTTCAGCCAAGGCGACCGCGCTGCACTGCGCAATGAGCTGCCGATGTCAATTTTGATCGACATCATGACCAAGATGCAGGGCATGGCAGAGGGGGTTGAGCCGGAGGCCGTCAAAAGCGCAGATTGATAAGGACCCGCAGCTTTACCTGCAGTTCTTTATCGCAGAAACGCTGGGCATGACGCTGGCCGAACTACGCCAGCGCATGTCCACCGAAGAGCTGTACGCCTGGAGCGCTTACTTGAACCTCAAGTCCGAGCGTGAGGAGAAGGCGTACGAACGTGCCCGCCAAGAGGCCCAGTACCGCAGAGTTCGCTAATCTGGATCTACTAGGCGGGCGTTTTCTGTGGCTGGCGTCAACTACGAAGTTAATATCCAGCTCAATACCAAGGCAGTTGACAAGCAGCTCAACGACCTAGAGAAGCGCGTAAACGCACTAAAAAAGAGTTTAAGTGCGCCCGGACGCACCGAAGAACAATCAACTAAAGCCACCGCAAAAGCTGCCGAAAAACTGGCTAATTTGCGCCAGATGTCTACACGTGCGCAGATATTAAATAGAAATTTAGGCGACAAAATTGCACAATTAGAGGCCAAAGGTCTCGACGTATCTAAAGCACGATACAACCTAAACAAAGCTGCAGAAGCACAAGGCAAAGGGCAGCTAATTATTGCCCAAACAAGAAATAAACTTGCTCGTGATTTTTACAACGAAACACTAAAAACTCTTAAGGTACAGGAACGCCAAACTGCTGAACAAGATCGCCAAGCAGCGAAGGCAGCTAAAGCAGCAAAAACGTCACGTAATCAACGCCTTCAGGGCGTAGCGCTGGGCGCCGGTTTCCCGCTGTTGTTCGGTGGCGGACCTGGCGCAATCCTTGGTGGCGCAGCCGGCGGTTTAGTCGGCGGACCAGCCGGCTTTGCCGCTCAAATTGCACTCAGTGCTCTAGGCCAGCAACTGGACAAGTTCGGCCAAGCCACGTTTGAAACAGCAAAAGCATTTACATCGACATCAGGTGCGTTCGACCTGATGAACGAAAAGATGTTGTTTAGTACCGATGCCGCAATGGAGCACGCCATTGCACTCGAAGAACAGGGTAAAGCAACGGAACTAGCACAATTCCTCGCCAACGATATGGCGAAGGCACTCGGAAACGACGGTGTTCAAGCACTTAAAGATCTGGGGGACGAAAGCAAAGAGACGACCAGACAGTGGAATTTACTAACTGTCCAACTCCAGCGCCTTGTTGCCGGACCTTTAACCGGCTTTTTGAAGGCACTCAATCAAGTGCTGGGTCAAGTAACTACCGGTGCTTCATACAAAGGGTTTTTGCAGGACATAAGTCCAGAAGCCCGGGCAAGAGCGCAAGCACGTCTAACAGAACTAACCGGCACAGAACAACAACGCCGGCAGATGGCACGTACAGGTCGCAAAGTACCCGGTCTGCTTAGTACAACTGCAGCGCAGCAGCAAATCATGCGTGAGATGGCCGGCGAGCGTCCAGCAGCGCCAGCCTTTGATGTAACCGGCGCTGATTTGCGTTCCATAACTGCACCTAAAGCCAAGAAGGGTCGTCGCAGTCGTCTCGGAGACTTCCAAGCCGATCTGGCCCAAGCCCAAGAACTGTTTACTCTCGAAAAATCTATTTATCAGGCACGTTTTAACGACGACCGCCGTGCACTGATCCGTTTCGAGAAAGTGCGCGAACTCCTGAGCATCCGTGAGAAAGAGCAAACAGTGCTGGCTTCTGACCGCACTGAGGCAGAAAAACGCGTCCAGTTAGATGCATTAGCCTTGGAGCGCAAGCGTGCATCGCTAGAAGAAACCTACAAACTTTCCGAACTAGAACGCACGATGGGTAAAGAGCGCGGCGAGGCAATGCTTGCGGCTCTGGAACAACAGAACGCTCTAAACGTTGCTCTTCAACAGCACCTACAACTAGCGGATAGTTTGTCTCAAGTTTTAGGGCAGGGCTTAACGCGTTCGTTTGATCTTCTTATCGACGGCGCCCAGAACTGGGGCATGGCGCTCCGCGACATTGCGGCGAATGTCCTTCGAGACATCGCTCGTCAACTAATTCAAATTTTTGTTATCGAGCAGGCGATAGGATTTCTTCGCCAAGCTTTTGGCCCAGGACCTCAATTTGGACCTAACTATTCCGTAGATGGAGTTGGTACAGCAGGTCCTAACTTCGGGATACCTCAACGTGCACGTGGAGGCCCGGTTTCTGCAAACCAGCCCTATGTGGTTGGTGAACGCGGCCCCGAACTATTTGTCCCTGGCGCCAACGGCAACATTGTCCCCAACAACGCAATGGGCGGCGTTCAGGTCGGTTCGATCAACATCACGGTCGAAAACACTGGCGACCAGCTCAGCCCCGCTGCACAAAAACAGATCGCCAATCAAGTTCAAGGTATCGTGATGTCAACGCTGGTCAACGAGCGTCGTAGCGGAGGGGTCTTGCGTTAATGGCTTACATCGCCTTCAACGACATACCACTGGCACATGCGACACCAGTGGTCAAACGCAGCCAACGTCGTCAGCAAGCAACGTTTGGCGATGGCTACGTCCAACTGCTGACTGACGGACTGAATACGGACCGTGAAGTTTGGCAGTGCCAGACCTCTCCAATGCCTTACGCGGATGCGTATTCCATCGAGAGCTACTTGTTGACTTTGCGTGGTTCGGCAGTGGAGTGGACCGCTCCAATGTCTACCAAGACGTTTTCTCGTCCGTTTGCTGGCGGTCAGTTGGACCTGGGCTACAAGGACATCAGCACGCTGTCGCTTAGCGGCTACAGCCGCCCTAGTAATTACACTGCCAATCTGGCAACCGGATTGCTGACCTCAGTTGACATCACCAACGGCACGGTGGTCGATGTAACGCTGACCTTGGCAGCTCGTGATTATGTGGTGCGTGATGGCTGGTCAATGACACCAGTCAGCGCATCGTTTATGACGATCTCGTTTGAACTGGAGCGGGTGTTCGTATGACGCAAACGCCACCTGTTGCCGAGACTTTCAAGACCCAGATGCCGGAGGTCATTGACCTCTTCACTCTGGACATTTCGACGTTGCTGCCTGCTGGATCAACTGACCAATCGATTTATCGCTTTTGCAACTGGTCAGACACTGACGGCGACGACATCACCTACGACAGCAACACCTATACCGCAGTGCCGATGCAGGCAAACGGGTTTGAGCTGAATACCAGCGGCAAGCTGGAGCGTCCCAGCATCACGTTTGCCAACGTTGGCTTGGCGATCACAGCGCTGACCAATACTTACAGCGACTTGGTTGGTGCCAGCGTCAGCCGAATCCGCACGTTGACGACTTATCTGGATGGCACTCCTGGTGCGGACCCTGATGCTTACTGGGGACCAGACGAGTGGGTTGTTGAGCAGAAGTCCAGCGAAAACAAGCTGGCGGTCACGTTCCAGCTGGCGGTGCCTTTCGACCTGGAGGGTCGGAGTTTGCCTGGTCGCCGTTTACTGCGCGAGCAATGCCAATGGATTTACAAGGGCGAGATTGGCTGCCATTACGACGGCACTGCTTATTTCGACGCGAACGACAATTCAGTCACGGATCTCGCTGATGATGTCTGCGGCAAGCGCCTGACCAGCTGCCAGCTGCGTTTTGGCTCTACAAGTCGCCTGCCTTTTGGCGGTTTTCCTGGTCTCGTTGACTCACAAGGCTGATGCTGTCTCAGTGGCAAAACCCGCTTACCGCTGAGCAGCGGCTGGCGATGCGCACTTATGCAGAACGTGCATATCCGAAAGAGACATGCGGATTCATCTTGATTGATGGATCGGTGGTGGAGTGCCGGAATATCAGCGACGAGCCTGACACGTTTGTCATGAGCGCTCAGGACACGGCGGATTACATCGACGATGCCAAAGCTTGCTGGCACAGCCACGCCAAGTACAGCGGCTTCAGCCCAGCTGACATCAAGGCGTGCAAAGCGCTGAACCTGCCCTACGCGGTTTGGAACTGCAGTGGCAGCGAAGCATTTTGGCTGGATCCGTCCCAGGACGCGGGGTTGCTGGGACGCCCATGGAACTACGGCGTCTACGACTGCTATTCCGCCGTGCGGGACTGGTACAAGCAGCAAATGGTCGTCGAAATGGGTGACTACCCGCGCCGGTATGAGGGTGAGTGGTCAAAGCCGGGCTTCGTGCATTTTGAGGAGAATTTTGCCGCCGAAGGTTTCGTCAAGTTGCCTGCGGGTGTGGATCTGGTGCGTGGGGATGTGATCCTTTTCAGGATTCGCAATCAGAATGCTTGTAATCACGTCGCGGTAGTGGAGGACCCAGCTGCCAACAAGCTGTACCAGCATTTGGTCGGCAGGTTGTCTGGGACGACTTCCTACAGCGGATATTTCCGCGAGAATAGTTACATGGTTGTGCGGAGGGCAGGCTGATGGTGACGATCCGATTGCTTGGCGAGGCAGGTCGCCGTTTTGGTCGTCAATTCAAGCTTGCGGTCAAAACACCAGCCGAGGCTGTACGGGCATTGTGCGTACAGATTCCTGGCTTACGCGAGTATTTCCTGGAATCAAGCGAGAACGGAATTGTCTGGCGAGCTATCACGGAACATCCTGAAGGGTTGGACGAGGAACAGTTTTTATGGCCTTTAAGTAAGCGGTTTGTATTAGCACCCATCCCAGTAGGCAGAGGCAGCACGGTAGGGAAGATTATTACTGGAGTTGCCATTGTCGCTTTCGCCGTCGTGACGGCGGGCGCTGGTGTCTTTGGTCTTGGCTTGGGCTTTAGCGCAGGAACAGCAATCAGCATTGGTGCCGTTGGCGCATCGCTGATTTTTGGCGGCATTGCTGATTTATTGACGCCAACACCAAAGATGCCCAACGTTGGCGGTCCAGGCGGCATTGGCAGTGGAGCGACAAGCGGCAAAAGTCGAGAGGATCAACTGAAGTCATTTACATTCGACAAATCCAACGCCAATACTCAGCAGGGCGAAGTCGTTCCAGTGCTCTACGGTGAGCGCATCGTTGGATCGGTGCCCGTGTTGAGCTTCGGTCTGGAACTGCAGAACAGCCTCTGATGGAAGACTTCCAAGAGTTCCCTGAAATCAGCGGTGCCGGTGGCGGCGGCGGTGGCTCAACCCCGGTCCAGCAAACAGTCCAACAGACAGTCAATGTTGTTGCGCCAACGCGGCAACCAGTAGAGGCTGCCAACAACCTGTTTTCGGTTGCATTTGCAAAAACAGTTTATGCCCTGAGTGAAGGCGAAATTGAGGGCTTCCCTAACAGCATCACGAAGGATACTTTCCTGGATTCGACGCCAATCCAGAACGCGGACGGTACCTATAACTTCCAGGGCTACACGATTGATTCGCGCACTGGAACGGATGAAACCCAGACGCCGATCAACGGATTCAGCGCTACCGAAAACGTAGTCGGCGTCAACACAGCGGTCACGGTTGCCACCGGACCAATAACCCGCACGATTACTGACACGGATACTGAACGTGCCAGGGTCATCATTAACCATCCGGCGCTGCAGGCGAGCAATCGAGATAACGGCGACGTTACTGGGACGAGTGTTAGCTACCGGATTGAAGTTTCTGCAAACGGCGGCGCTTATACGACAGCAGCCGAACCAACCGTTAGCGGCAAATCAAACAGCCAGTTTCAGCGTGCGTATGAGTTTGATTTAGATGGCACGGGACCGTGGGCGATTCGTGTCACTCGTCTGACGGGCGACAGTAATACCGCATATCTACAAAACAGCATCACTTGGCAGAGCCTTGTCGAAATCATCGACGAGAAATTTGCTTATCCCAATACTGCTTTGCTGGCGCTGAAAGTTGACGCCCGTCAGTTCAACAGTATCCCAAATGTATCGGTCAGACTGCGCGGTAAGCGAGTCCAAGTCCCAACCAACTACAACCCCACAACCCGCGTCTACACAGGCATCTGGGA